AGGCGAGCTCCCACCGCAACAGCGCCCAGCCGAACAGGATGTCGAAGCGGCTGATCAGCTGATCCGTGATCGCGTCATACGCGCGGATGTAGCGGATCGACAGACCGACCTGATCGTCCTGCTTCCGGGACGCCATATCGACGCCCTTCGGCTGGTAGAGATCCGCCGCGACGAGCGTGGCGAACTCAGGCACGAAGCTGAGGCCCGTCGGCGTGTCCTTCGACGCGATGGTGGAGAACTGCGCCGCCGCGACGTTGAACACGAACACGGGGGCCGATGGCGCGGGACTGCCCGTGACGTTCTGATACGGGTCAGGCGTGGGCGTGACCGACGGCGGCACGAGCGGCGGATAGATGGGGATCGCCATCAGACCGCCACCATCCGCCACGGCCTGCGCCGTGACGACGAAGTCCATGAGTCGGCCCGTCGTCCGGTAGTTCTGCGGGTTGACCATGTTCACGCCTGTGAACTGGATCACGTCACCCTTGTTCAGCACGGCGCCCGCTGCCCAGCCGCTCGTGTTGATCGTGCTGCCCGACTGGTTCCCCGTGGTGACGATCGGCGTGGATGCGCCCAGCGCACCCACGGTGTGCGTAAACACGTTCTGGTCTTCATACCACTCGAACCCGAACGCGCGACCCATCACGCCCTTTTTGTACTGGGACGAGATTTCGGCGACCGGGTTGAAGTAGGTCGTCAGGCCGTTCACGATGGCCACCGACTGCGCGGGGTTGATGACCGTCTTCCAGTCCCGCCCCACGGGCGCGGCGGCTTCCTTCATCTTCGCGCCAGCGGTCAGGTACGGCAGCGGCGTCGTGATGGCCACTCCCGGCGTGCCGATCGCCATGTTCGTGAGGATCGCGATCTGCAAGCCCTGGTCGTCCACGAAGTTCGCGATCTGCGCAATTTGCGGGGCCAGAATCCGATCGCTGAACTCGTCGATCTTCAACGTCAGATCGGCCGTGCTGAACTCGCAATCGACGCCGGCCTGCGTGGTGAGCACGACGTCAACGTACTGCTCCTGGATCGCCTGCGGTTGCCAGCCCTGGCCAACACGCACGCGATTGCGGATCGGCTTCCGGACGCGCAGCCGATCGCCGATCTTGGCGCCGCTGTCGGCGAAGTAGTCGTCGTACTTGCGCGGGATCTGACGCGTAAACGTCAGTTCGTTTTCGAGCACGGCCAACGCCTCGAGCGTCACCATGTCGATGTTGAGAAACGTATTGACTGGAGGCATCGTGAGCCCCACTCCTTTCGATCACGCCGACGCGCGCTAGCGGCCGGCGTTGATGCTGCGTCCCATCTTGCGGTGCGCGCGCCACTCTTGCGGCGACATCGCCCCTGGATCGGTCTTTGTCACCCCGGACACGCCGCCCGTCGTCGAGACGGCCGTGATCGGGGCTGGCGCGGCCGACTGCGCCGCGGGGGTCGTCGTCTTGCCTCCCGCGCGCGCCGTGACCAGCGCCTCCACTTGCGCCTCGATCCGTCCGAGCATCCGCAAGTGGGCATCGAGCGTCGGTTGCGTCATCAACGTGCGCAGCACGTCTGGCCGACTCCCGATGTAGTACGCCAGATCCGTCCCATGCTCGCTGGCCAACACGGCACGCTGAATGTGCGCCGTGGCCTGGTGCATCGGAATCCGGCTCAGCGCCTCATCGAAATCCGGATAGATCTCGCGGGCCTTCGCGAATCCCGAGGCGAACTTCGTCGCCTGTTCGACGGTCTGGGCTTGCTCGCGCTGGTGTGACGCCGCAGCACGTTCGGCGGATGTGGCCTGCCGGACTTCATTGCGCACGAGCCAGCGGGTCCGTGCGGCGTTGTAGTCGTCCCACGTCGCGAAGGCGTCGAGCGTCGGCTCGGGATCTTCGCTGGTCGTGGTCGTCGCGTCGGCGGCGCGCGACTGAGGACCGATGGCCGGGTTGGGTCGCGCGGCCGGGTCCGTCGGCTGGCGCGTGGCCTTGGCGTTCTCTGCGATTTCCGCCCGAAGCTGGGCGCGCTCGAACAGGAGTCGCTTGATCCGCTTCCCCTGTCGGGTCCGGAGGTCTACCTCCTCGCCGGTGTCATCATCGACAAACCGTTCGCGCTTGTCAACCTGCGCCGCTGCGGGATCACCCTGGCGCGCCTCTGTCGATGGAAGCTCGGCGCCGTCTTCGCCAGCATGAATCTCGTCCTGATCGGCCGGATTGGGCGCGGCCTTGCGCGGGTCCTTCATCATGCCGCGGCGGATCTTGTGACGCTCCATTTCCGTGAGGCCGTCCCGATCGCGCTCACGGCTGGTCTGGGGCTGCGCGCGCCCACTCGGCGGCTCCGGCGTGCGGCCGACGTCGATCGGTTCCGGACCGTGATCGACCTGAATCGACGTCGCCCCTGGATTGCGCTCGCTGGTGTCTGGGGTCGTGGACGGAGGGTTCGGTGTCTGCGGCGTCTGCGCGGTGGACATGAGTCTTAAGCTCCCGCTCCAGGGGATGACGACGCCTCCACGGGAGAGGCGGGACCGCTCGGAGCGTCGGCGGTCGCCATGTCCAACAACTGGACATTTCGATCGAGCACGGTTTGTTCCTGCTGAAGACCCAGCGCTGTCCGCTCTGCGTCGATCTTCGCCGACACGGCGTAGGCGTCCGTCTTCACCTTCAACAGATCGATCTCGTGTTGCAACGAGGCGATATGGACGCGGGCTTCCTGCTCGAGCTTCGTCATCATCGCGTCGCCCTGCGTCTTGATCTGCTGCAACTCGAGGGCGTTCTTCGCTTCGACCTGCTTCGTCTGGATCATCATGTTCGCCTGCTGCAATTGCTGCTGCAGCTGGGCGATCGTCTGCTGGGCCTGCTGGATGGTCTGCTGCACTTCGGGCGGCAGGTTCGCTTCCAGACTGCCCTTGTCTTCGGCGAGCACATTCGGCGGGATCGTGCGCTTGATGCGATCCGCGATCTCGTCCGCATCCGGGATGTCCAGGTTGCGCACGTAGAGATCACCGAAGATCTGCATCCAGGCCGGATTCGCTTCTAGCAGGCGCCCGAGGGCATCGGCCGCTTCCTGCTTCCGTGTCTCGTGCGACGCGCCGATCGTCACGCGCACGCCATAGACGCCCTTCGAGGGATCGTAGAAGAGCGACGGGATCGACGGATCGTTCAGGCTCCCGACAGGCAGTGCGCGACCGGACCGATCACGCGTGAACGGCTGTTTCAGGATGGCCCACTGTGGCGGCTGGCTGTCTTCCATGCCCAGCACTTGGAGAATGCGTCCGGGCCGATCGTAGATGACAGGAATCCACTCCAACAGCAGCTTGCCGATGCTGATCAGCAGCCGACGGAAGTTCTCCTGGAAGGCGAGCCCGGTTTCTTCCTGCTGCAGCTTGCGTGATCGGATCGCCACGCCCGACTGATCCGCATTCCTCCGGCCGGGATCGGTCGTGTCGTACCAGCCCGTTGTGCTGCGCAGATCCGCTTTGGCCTGATTGATGGCCTGGACCGTCGCCGTGATCTTCGCGGGGTCCACGCTCGGCGGACGCGTCGGCGCAGGCGCGTACTGGCCGCCCAGCGAGACGGGCACGTACTCGAGATATGGGAACGCGCGCGTGTTCGCCTGCTCCCACTTGTCTTCGTGCCCTTCAAACTGCCCTTCCACGCCGACGATCGGCGACTTCGGCGCCAGCGCGAGATCTTCCACCAGCGCGCTGTTCTGGTAGTTGTACATCTGCTGCGGATCACGCGCCTGCCGCACGATCCCGCGATAGACGCGCTTGCCGTTGACGTTCAGTTGCTCGCCGTAGCAGGGCCGCAGCGGAATCGAGGTCCCCGGGATGATGCGCCCCTGCGTCGGGGCCCGCTCATCGCCCGCACGACACGGCTCGTCCTCGTCGTCGGCGCCGTCGAGGATCTCGATCGCATTGATCAACGCGAAGCGGACCACCGGAACGTCGGTGCGACGGCGACGGACGACCTGATCGCCCAGCGCCGACAGATCGATGTCCTTCGAAGACACCACTTCCCCGGACGCGAGCTCGGCGATGTCGAACGTCTCGTGCTCCACATAATAGAACTCGGCGATGCGCACGACGCCGTCCGGAAACCAGGTCTTTTCGTCGTCGCCGACGCCCGCCAACTGTGTCAGCGAGGCGTACGCGCGAAAGCGCCCATCGCGCGCACGCAGCGGGCCACGCGTGCGGTCGTAGTCGATATCCGCTGCCGCCGACTGCGGGAAGCGACGGCGGTACTCGTCCACGGGCACGTCCTCCGTGATGAACGCGTACCGCATATCCGAGCGATCGGGCTCCTGCGCGGCGGGATCGATGTAGACCGAGAACGGGTTCTCGACGCCTTCGATGAGAATGCGCTGATCGAAGGACGTCGGGGATTCGTAGTCGCTCCGCACGCGGACATAGCCGAAGCCGGCACCGACCGCCGTCGCGTAGCAGATGCCGTACGCCGTCTTCGCCTCGGATTGATACTCGATCGCGCGGATCAAGCCCTGCGTGATCTCCGCCGTTTCCTTGTTGGCGTCGCCCTGCTCCGGGATGATCCGGATCGCGCTGTTGGCTTTCTGCTGCTGCGTGACGAGTTGGCGCCACGGCTGGCCGATCTGGTCGATCGTCAGCGTCGGGCGCTCCTGGCCTTTCTCGTTGCGGAGCGCCTTCACGTTGGCGGGCCACTGATCGAGATTCAGGAAGTTCAGATCTTCCAGGGCTTCGCGTCGCTGCTCCGTCTCCGCGTCATCCGCCTGTTTCCACTGGCGCACGGCGCCAGCGATGAACTCGGACTTCACGAACGGCGACACGTCAGACTGATCCCCACGTCGGGCCATGCGCTAAACCTCAATCACACGGAACTCGATTTGTGGCTGGTGAAGCGCCATCTCCAACGCCGCCCGCTCGGCAGTGTCCTGCGAGGGCCACGTCTCCGGCTTCATCTGCCGCTCTCGTCCCGCGCGTCCCCGGGCCGCGCGTTGCCCTTTCTTGTCGTGGACCGTTCCGACGCGAACCCACTCCTCCGGCCCGGAACGTAGCCGAAACTCGATGCCCCACATCAGTCGGCCGGCGTGCAACCCAACAGCACGAGTTCACGCCCGACGAAGAGCCGCATCGCCGCGCGCTCGTCGTCGTCTCCCGGCGCAGCCTGGAGAATTTCCTCGAGCCGCCCGAACGGTCCACCCGGACCGACATACTTCGAGAGGATCAGCGCGAGATTGCGGATCTTGTCGAGCTTCAGCCGCACGAGGCCAGCCTTCAACGCGGCGTCCAGCGTGCGCTTCGGCTCGGGGCCAGCCTCTTCTTCGATGCGCTGCCAGATCGCCTCGATCGTGTCGTCATCGACGTACTTCGTATACCCACGGAAGGCCCGTCGCGCGCTGTTCATCCACTGCGTCTTCCCGTCGCACACGATCAACAGCAGCAGCGTGCGATCCATCAGGAGCGTCTTCATCAACTCTTTGACCGCACGACGCGCAAGCGGCCCCGTGATGTCCGACGGCCGCAACGGCTTCCGAATCTGCGGGGAGGCTGGCGTCAGTGTCTCGCTCATGAGGTCATCCTCGCATCCACGCGCCACGCTCCGCACCGCTATGGCCACTCGATCGCAGCGCCTTGCGCCGCTCGAGGATCGCGCCCTTCTGGCAGGTCGCCAGCGTCCGGAACGCGTCCGCGCCATGGCTGAACGCGTCGTGGACAGGCTGATCGCCGAACGCCTGTAGCGCCGCATTGTAACGCTTTTTGTATTGCCGCAACGCGTTGAGGCCCAAGGCGCAGCCGCACCGCATGAATCCCATCGGCGAGCGAGACATCCGGCGCGACCTCGAACTTGATCCCTAGACTCGCCGCCACTTCAAACCGGCTTTTCCCCGTGCCCAACTCGCGGACCATGATGTCGTGCGGCGCGTAGTGCTTCGCGTACACGTAGCCACGCGATTGCAGCTGCGCGGCGTAGTACGGCAGTCCTTCCCCTTCACCCTGGAGGTAATCAATCAGCCGGATCTCGCCCGACCGGAGGATCTGCGCGAACCAGATCGCCATGTAGTCGTCGATGCCCAAGTCCCACGCCGTCACGACGGGCAGCGTGGCGTCGTACGGCACCGCGCGAATCCGGCCGTCCTTCTTGGCCGCGCCCATCTCCTTCGTGTAGTACGCGCCCTTGATGGCCGCGTCCGTGGAGAGATCCCACTCCTGATCGAACTCGTCTTGTGACATCACGCCCTGCTTGACCAGTTCTTCGTCGTCCGCGATCGCGCGGCGCAACATATCGATCGTCGCGTCGTCCTCTTGCGCCAGCGAGACCTGGCGCGTCTGCCAGAGCGCGAACCAGGTCGCCGGGTTCACCTTCGCCGCTTCGTACGTCTGAAACAGATGGTCCTTGCCTTTGATGGTCCCGCAGAAGATCGCATACCCCAAGTGATCGCCCAGCGCCTTCGAAATGATCTCCGTGAAGATGACCGGATTCTGCTGGCCGTACTCGTCGAAGCTGAAGCCGCTGAACGCAGGACCACGCAAGCTGTCGGGATCGTCAGCGCCGAACAGCCTCACGCGATGCCCCGTCGGGTATTTGATCGACAACTCCGATTCGTTGATCTTGATGCCCGGGATCGCGCGTGCGTAGAACTTCAGCGGCTCCCACGCCACGAGCTTCGCCTGCTTGAGCGTCGGCAGGCAGTGACCATAGTTCCGGCC